GGTGCCGGAAGCTTCTTGTATACATTTGGCGATAGAAGTTTTCAGGTATTTAGTTATCATGACGATGTAAATTACCCATTCCAAAGCCCTGATACAGCAGCCGGAGCTATAGGTATACTTGCGCCAAGAAGTGTTGTATCCCTTGGTCAAAGCGTATTTTGGCTTGGCAGTAGCGATGTAGGACAAAACGGCGTATGGATGATGCAGGGTGCTAATCCTACAAGAATTAGTACAAACGACATAGAACGTGAAATTGATGCTATGTCTAACCCTGAAGATGCAATCGGACAAGTGTGGCAAGAAGCCAAGCACGTGTTCTATGCAATTACATTCAGAGCTGGAAATCGAACCTTTGTATATGATGCAACTGAAGGCAAGTGGAGTCAACGAGCAAGCTTTGATTCTAATATGCCCAACAACGAAGGAAAGTGGCGACCACAATATGCAGTGTTAGCTTACAATAAGCTTGTATTTGGCACTATTGAAGATGAATATCTAATTTATCTTGACGACAATAAGTGGACTGAATATGATGGGTTGCAAATTGTAAGGCGTAGGGTAAGCGGTGCTATAATCGATGGATGGAGTCCGTTCTATTGTGACAGCATTAAGCTTATGACCAACAACGGTCAAGTTCCAGCTTATGGATTCAATCCTAAAGTATCGCTTAGATATTCATGGAACGGTATGGACTGGTTAGACCAAGAAATTGGTACGGTTGGTCAACTTGGCTATTATGACTGGGTGACGCAATGGTGGAAAATAGGCATGGGCAGTATCTTAATGCTTGAATTTAGTTCAAGCGACCCGTGGGATTTTTCAATCATCGGTGCCAAGATTCAAGGCGAACCATGTTGCATATTCTAATGAGGTCATATGAGAAGTACATTGTATAACGGCGTAAAGATTGGTGACTTTAATTGTACCGATCCGCACGTCTTAGGCGATGCACTTAAAGGTACATGGCAACGAAAATGGGAAAGCACTTTAAAGCTTACCATTCTTCGTGGTCATGCTCTTTTAAATAGTGCTATAGTAACTGAAGATACGGTTATAAAGATGGACTTACCAGTTCATGAACCATTTTACTTAAACATAACCAGTGCTACATCAAGCAGGGTTATGCTTATAACGGAAAACATTAACACAATTCTATATGCTGGCGAACAGTGTATGGCGGTATTTACAATAAACGAGGTACAATAATGGCAGGAGCATCTTGGGGTAGTAATCTCTTAAGTGGTATGGGTGCTGGAGCGGCAGCAGGTACGGCTGCTATGCCCGGTCTAGGTACAGCTATAGGATCTGGTGTAGGACTTATAGCTGGTATCTTCCAGTCTATATTTGAAGATAACAACGAAGAACGAAAGCAAGAAGCACTTAGACAACTTGCAGCCAAGACTAATACAAGCTATGATAAGATTGCAAGTATGTATAATGACTTCTATCAAGCTAACAAGCCTGGTGGAACTCAAAAAGATGTAGAAGCAGCAGCTAATAGAATTAGAAACTGGGATCAAACTGTTCTTAAACGCTTTGAAGAAGCAGGGTTGTCTAGTCCTGAAGATTACAAGTTTACTTATGATAAAACGGTTGAAAATTTCCTGAACCCATTCATGGGAAATGTAATCGATGCAAGCAACCAAAAGGTTCAGCATAGTGCGGCAGGAGCAGCTTTAGGTCGTTCAACTGGAGCAGCCAAGGCTATAGCTGAAAATACGGCTCGTGAATATAACGATATTTACAATACGGCGCTTAATGCTTACAATACAGACCGTGCGCAGAGCTATAACGAATGGAATGGTTATCTTACCAACATGAATAACCGCTTAAATACCTTGCTTAATGCAGACCAGTGGAGCATTGAACAGCAAAAGGCTCTTGGCGATGATTTCTTGAACTGGCAAGCCCAACAGGTTGAAAATAAAGCCAACCTTGAAAAAGATAGGCTTAATACTAATACGCAAATTACCCTTGCAGGATTGTAGGAGGAACCATGGCTTTAAACGGTCTAAAATACGAACAAAGTGCGGTTGATATTATAAGCCCGATGCTTAATATCACGCAGCATTTAGATAATCAAAACAAGTCTAACCGTGACATGCTTCTTGAAGGCACTAAAGGACTTGCAGGTGGGTTGGCTGAAACGGCTGCAATGAAGAAGCGTTCCGATATGCTTGACTACAAAGGCGATGAATATGTCAAAGGCTTGCGTAGTAAAGTTGAAGAACTTAAGGCTGAATTGATGAAAGTCAATCATGAACTTGAACAGCTTAAGAAAGCAGACGAAATGACTAATGACGTTCCTGCTTCTAATACTGAAGAAGTGTTAAGTAGATATTCTTCTGGTCAGATGAATACTTATCAACCAACTTTGGAGGAACAATTACCTGCTTCTAATTCTAATCTTGTAAATACATATAGACAAGAAAAACAGTTATCTGATAATCTATACAATAAATACAAGGTTGGTTCTAAAGCCTTGGGAGGTATATAATGGCTACTCGTAGTCCTAATCTTGGTTTGGCATCCGGGCTTAGAATTAATTACTTTAATCCTAACCCTAATGCAGAAGAAGCTTATGAAGAAAGCAATATTGCATTAGATGAAGCTAATGAAAATGAACGTTGGAACCAGTATTTAAACGGTTATAATCCAGACTTTGTTCCAAGATTTCCAAGCAATTATAAAGAAATCAATGACCTTAACGGTCCGGTTATTTCTTATAGCGACAGGTCTAATGCTGAAGATATGTTTACGTCTAATAGACTGCCAACTAATAATACCGACCCGGTAAGTGCTGAAAGCGGTCATAATGCATTTAGTAATCTTATGGGAACCCGTGGTGAAGGCGATCCTCGTAGCGATGCAAGATATCAAGATCTATTGAAGCGTCGTGACGATATTGTAGCGGAAATTCATAGACTTACGAGCGAAATTGCATGGCAGGAAAAGCTTAAGGCTCGTAATCTTACGCAAGATCCATTATGGGAAGAAGCCAAGTATAAATGGATCTATAAGGGTGACGACAGTGGCATGAAGAATATTCGTGACATTGAAGTTAAGCGTAAGAGCGATGAAGAACAACGCTACTGGCAGGCTCAAGAAAACCGCAAGCAGCGTGAATCTACTGAACGTCTTGCAAATGAATCTAAGCAAGCTACAGATGATGCTCGTCTTAGGGATTATGAAGACCAGTATGATCTTCTTAAGGAAATCTATTACGTGGCTAAAGAAGAAAGTGCTAATGCCCCGGATGATGTTAAGCTTCAGCGTGAACTTAAGCGTGCCGAGTTGAATCTTAAACATGCAGCTCGTAAAGCTAAGAAAACGGATGAACTTAAAGAAATCTTCAACATGGATAAAGCACCTGCTTCTACATCTACGCCTTCAACTGGTGGCGGTAATAAAGCAACTTATCTTAAGAACTTTGGCGGAACAGTTGCAGGTTGGTTAAATAATTATAATAATACCAAAAGTGCAAATAACAAGCTTAAGCTTTTAAATGATGCATTATATGCTGGCTTTACTGAACAAGAACTTGGTGTGGCTGGCGAAAAAGCTAAGTTGGAAAAAATTGTAGCTGGTATTTCTAAAAATAAGAAAGCTTGGGAAGATGAACAAGATAAATGGTATAATAGATTAAAAAATTTAACAGCAGATAAGTTCAGAGATATGAGAATGATATATCCTGAAGTGGATAAATTTTTCCTATTTAAGATGGAAAATAACAAACCTGTTCTTACAAAGAAGAAATATGGGAGTAAATGATGACAGTACAAGCTAATAAAAAGATTCTTGAAAGTCTTTCAAAAGCGAAAGATAAATTTAATGACGATGAACATTTTGAGCTTACGAATACCATTCTTGATATTTATAAAAATGCAGCCCTTCAGGACATAGCAGACTCTCTTACTCTTCAATATTTAAGCGATAATTATTATAAAAATATTAAAGGAACTGACCTTGGTAATCTTGTATTAGACGCATTGCAATCGGGTAAGATTAATAGTGCTCCTGAACCGCTTAGAAAAACTGAAGAGCTTCTTGGTAATGAACAGCCAAAGCTTATGCCTACAAAGCTTGATTCTAAATTACTTGCAGAAGCATTAGGTACTAAAGCTGAAGATTTGCTTAACTGGAGCAGCCCTAAGCATTGGTCGAAGTTTAATGTTGGTAAGATGAAAGATGCTCTTTCTAAAGCTGGTATTGACTTTAACACCGCTATAAGTTCTTTAAGCAATCTTCAAGAAACCCAAGATAGATCTAATGTAGTTGAAGGTTATGATCCTGTGACTGGTAAAGCAAAGCTATTAGATTATGCTACAAGCGCAGCTGCAGGATTACTTGCCCCAAGAACTAAAGAAGCTATTGCAATGGGTAAAAGCCCTTCTGGTAAAGATGTAGCACTTGATATTACAGGCGATGTTCTTGAAGCTATGCCCGTTGGTCGAGCAGCAGGACTTGTAATGAAAGGCGCAAAGGTTGCTCCACGAGCATTTGCAACTACTTTGGCAGGAAATGCATCCGTGCCATTTACTGAAGGCGTATTAGATGCAGCAGTATATGATGATAATACAAATGCAGACCGAGCAAGGTTTAAACCAGGCACGGTATTGCAGCAGTCTATTGTAAATGCTGCAGCCCCAAAAGCTTTAGGAGCAACGATTTCTACATTAGGTTCAGGACTTCTTGGTGAAAGAGGTTTAGGACGAGCAGCCGAGCGTTTAATGCGTGGTGACCCGTATCTTGAAGCTCTTGATAAGCGCGTTAATTTTAATATAAAAGATCCTTATAGACAAATAAGTGGTAAAGATTATCAAGATGCTTTGAATACTGAAATCATGGATTATATTCATCCAGTTCTTGATGATAAAAAACTACGCAAAGAAATTTCAAATGAAAACTTAAAGAAATATAATAAAGCTTTAAGCACACCTTATGGTGAAGCCACTAAAAAAGCCAGAGAAGCAATCGAAGTAGCAAATGCTTCTAAATATACACCTGATTATTCTAAAAAATTCTTTGAAGGTTTTGAAAATGTAGAACCTGGTTATGTAACGCCGACTACAATGCTTAATAAGGGTAAGCTACATTATAATGGCGAAGAAGTTAATCCTGCTGAAATATTTGGTATTACTGAAAGCGGCAACCTTGCAGTTAAAGCACCTAAAGCAGATGTAGACGCTGTTAAGAAGCTTAATAAGAATCATGGTTATCCTGAAATTAAAACTGAAAAGTCTATAAATGATTATTATAGGGATCTTTTTAATGAAATAAAAAGAACACCAAAAGCAGATAAGCTTTATCCTATGTCTGCCAGACCCACTAAAGCCGATAAAGTTATTGAATCATTCTATAATAATCCCGGTTTTATGGCAGGTGTTAGAGCAAGACATCCGGGATATAAACTTGGCGAACAGATGGGTATAACCTTTGCTACAAATAAAGCAGGTCGTAGCGATATGGCGGATAGATTCTTTTCTGAATTAAAGAAGAATGAAGTTGATGAAGCCACGGCATTACCGGCAGAAGTAAGAAAGGAACTTGATGATCCTATAAATCGAAGATTGTGGGATAGTAAATTCATTCCTAAAGAAATTGAAGGCGATCCTTTATGGGAAGCTTACAAGGTATATGAAGAAAATAAGAAGAAATCTAATAAAGATTATAAACCAGCAGGTCCTTTAACTTTAGATGATGCACTTAAAGTGAGGTAATATGACAAATCCAGTATTACGCAATCTTGATAACTGGAGTGTGTATATGGATAACGAGGGTCAGCCGTTATACGGTCGGCTGACCTTTTATTCTTTACATACTACGCAGAAAATCATTATATATTCTGAAAGTGGAACGCCTCTTAGTAATCCTATGCATACCGGGCTTAGAGGTAAAACTGAACAGCAAGTATTCTTGCCTAATGAAGATGTGACTGTATATGTTGAAAAATATATCGGTCAAGGCAACATGAGCGATGATGAACGCAATTTAAGCGCTTGGGTTGAACAATATACCTTTGATGTGCTTAAGAACCAGTATGTGACTGAAAGCGAAACTGGTATCATTACCGTTGAAAATGTAAGCACAATGGAGCATCTTAGGGATGATGAAATCAATGCATCTTATGTGAATTTGCTTGGCTATTATGAACAAGGCGATATGCCACCCGTTCAATATACCAAGGTTCAAGATTCAGTAAGCGTTGATGATGGTGGTTCAATTATTCGTGTTGACAGCGATACGGTATGGAAATTAGTACCAAAGCAGATTATAGACTGTCGAGTGTTTGGCGTATTTCCATCGATGGACTATTTGAATATTACGGCTTATAACGCACAGCTTAGACTTTGCTTTAGTTATGCAAATAGTCTTGGGTTGTCCGTATACATGCCGCAAGTATTTGAACAGCACGGATATTACTATATTGAAGGTGCCAACCACACGCTTAATCAAAAGCTTTACATCGATGATGGCGTAGTGTTGTATGGAAAACCCGGTACTTCAAGCATCATTACGGTTGATGAAATTGAATACTACGGCGACCATATCCTGTTTATGGCTGGTGGCGATTGCGGTTATATTACCGTCAACTGCCCGGTTGTAAAGTCTAGTTGGGCAAGCCCTGCATGGACTACATGGCAAGGCGTTATATCCACTATGCTTGTAGACGGCTTTAATACCGATGTATTTGAAGTAAAGAATTGTAAGGCTGAAATTGTAAAGAATATTTACAATATGAACCCGATTCAGTTTACAAACTGCCAGATTAGTGGCGATAAGCGTATCTATGTATCTA